TGCTGGCGCGGACTTTTGCCCTGCCGCCCGAGGCCGCCCGGTGAGCACGCTGGACTGGCCCGGCATGATGCGGGCTGGGCTGCGCGATCTGCGCCTGCGCCCGGACGAATTCTGGGCGTTGACGCCCGTGGAACTGATGATCCTGCTGGGTCTGGAGGGGGGCGGGTCCGCCGCGCTGGGAAGGGCGGGCCTTGAGGACCTGCTGCGCCGGTTCCCCGATTGCAAAAAAGGACAAACCGATGAGTGATTTCGAAGAGCTTGACGGCTTCGAGGCGCGTATGGCCGAGCTGGACCAGACCCTGGGAGAGGCGGCCGCGATGACCTCTGCCTTTGATGCGGAATTGCGCCGCATGCGCGAAGGGATGCTGTACACCGAGCGGGAGGCTGCAACATTGGGCAACCGCGTGGGCGGGGGCTTGCGGCGGGCCTTTGACGGGTTGGCCTTTGAGGGGGACAAACTGTCGGATGCCCTGAAAACCGTGGCGAAATCCATGGCTGACGCGGCCTATGACACGGCGATGAAACCGGTTCAGCAGGCCCTTGGACAATCGCTGAGTGCGGGGGTGACAAACCTTGTGTCGGGGCTGTTCGGTTTCGCGTCGGGGGGGGCATTCTCGCAAGGGAGGGTGATGCCTTTTGCCAAGGGCGGCGTGGTCAGCGCGCCCACGATGTTTCCCATGCGCGGGGGCGCGGGCCTGATGGGAGAGGCGGGCCCCGAGGCGATCATGCCGCTGGCGCGTGGGGCGGACGGGCGCCTTGGCGTGCGTATGTCCGACAGCGCGCAATCGCGCCCCGTGCAGGTCGTCATGAACATCACCGCGCGCGATGCGGACAGTTTCCGCCGTGCGCGCAGCCAGATCGCGGCCGATTTCGGGCGCGCGCTGAGCATCGGACAACGCAACCGCTGAGGAGCGTCACATGGGTTTTCACGAGGTACGGTTTCCCGCCAATCTGAGTTTCGGCTCGGTCGGCGGGCCGGAGCGGCGCACCGAAGTGGTCACGCTGAGCAATGGGTTCGAAGAGCGCAACACCCCCTGGGCCCAGTCGCGCAGGCGCTATGATGCGGGCATTTCCATGCGCTCGCTGGATGATATCGAGCTTCTGATCGGGTTTTTCGAGGCCCGTCAGGGGCAGCTCTTCGGCTTTCGCTGGAAAGACTGGTCTGACTTCAAAAGCTGCGCCCCTTCGGGCGAGGTTGGCTTCGAGGATCAGGAGATCGGCACAGGCGATGGCACGCGGCGTGAATTTTCGCTGATCAAACGCTATCGTTCCGGGCTGCAGAACTATGACAGGCCGGTGACAAAGCCCGTGGCGGGAAGCGTGCGTGTGGGGCTGGATGGTGCGGAATTGTCCGAAACGGTGCATTACAGCGTCGATGCGGAAACCGGTACGATTGGCTTTCTTGAGCCCCCCGAGGCGGGGGCGGCGATCACCGCGGGGTTCGAGTTCGATGTACCGGTGCGCTTTGACACCGACAGTATCCAGACCTCTGTCGCGTCCTTTCAGGCCGGAGACATGCCCAGTGTGCCGGTCGTGGAGATCCGGGTATGAGCGGCGATCCACAGGCGCTGGAGGCGCATCTCGCTGGTGGGCTGAGCACAGTGTGCCGTTGCTGGGTGATCCGGCGCCGCGACGGGGTTGTGCAGGGGTTTACGGATCACGACCGCCCACTTGTGCTTGACGGGATCACGTGCGCGGCCGAGGCGGGCCTTTCGGCGGCCAGTTTGCAACAAAGCACGGGCCTGTCGGTCGACAATTCCGAGGTTGTGGGCGCGCTGTCGGACGCGGGTCTTGGTGCGCAGGCGCTTTCAGCCGGGCGTTATGACGGGGCAGAGATCGAAATCTGGCTGGTCAACTGGGCGGATGTGGATGCGCGCAAGCTGATCTTCCGGGGAAATCTGGGCGAGGTGGAGCAGACCGGCCAGGCCTTTCAGGCCGAATTGCGCGGTTTGGCGGAGCGTCTGAACCGCCCACAGGGTCGGGTTTTTCGCAAGGAGTGTTCGGCGGTTCTGGGCGATGGGGGGTGCCGGGTGAATCTGAGCGATCCGCGCTTTGGGGTTCGTACCGAACTTGCCGCGCCTAGCGAGGGGCGCCTGCTGCGCCTGCCGGTTCTGGCGAACTATGACCTGCGCTGGTTCGAGCGCGGGCGGCTTGAGGTTCTGAGCGGCGAGGCCGCGGGACTGGGCGGTACGATCAAGAACGACCGCTGGGAAGAGGAGGGACGGGTGATTGAGCTTTGGGAAAGCATTGATCTGCCGCTGGCCCCCGGCGATGGCATTCGCCTTTTGGCGGGGTGCGACAAGCGGCTGGAAACATGCCGGTTGAAATTCGGCAATCTTCTGAATTTTCAAGGGTTTCCCTTCATTCCTGGCGAAGACTGGCTGATGAGCTATCCAAGCTCCGGGCAGCGCAATGATGGCGGGAGCAGGGGCCGTTGAGCGCGCCGGTGGACGAGATTTTGCGCGCCGCGCGCGGCTGGCTTGGCACGCCGTATGTGCATCAGGCCGCCACGCGCGGCGCGGGCTGTGATTGCCTTGGGCTGGTGCGGGGCGTCTGGCGCGAGGTTTACGGCCGCGAGCCCGAACCTGTGCCGCCCTATACCCCCGATTGGGCAGAACCCCAGCGCGACGAGGTTTTGTGGCGCGCCGCGTCGCGGCACCTTCATCCCAAAGCGCCGCGCGATGCCGCGCGCGGTGATCTGATCCTGTTTCGCATGCGGGCGGGCAGCGTGGCCAAACATCTGGGTCTACAGACCTGTACGGGCCCGGAGCCACGTTTTCTGCACGCTTTTACCGGGCACGGGGTGATCGAAAGCCCGCTGTCGGACCCTTGGGCCCGGCGCATCGCCGCGCGTTTCGCGTTTCCAGCAAAGGACTGATCCATGGCGACATTGATACTTTCGGCGGCTGGTGCAGCCGTCGGCAGCGCCATTGGCGGCGCGGCCTTTGGCCTGTCGGCCACGGTGATTGGCCGCACGGTGGGCGCGGTGATCGGACAGGCCATCGACCAGCGCCTGCTGGGTGCCGGCTCGGAGGCGGTGGAAACCGGGCGAGTGGAGCGCTTTCGCCTGACCGATGCGGCCGAGGGCGCCCCGGTCCCCTTGGTATTTGGCAAGATGCGCGTGGGCGGTCAGGTGATCTGGGCGTCGCGGTTTCTGGAGACCTCCGAGACCACAGGCGGGGGAGGGGGCAAGGGCTCGGCCCCCGCGACGCCGGAGGTGACAAGCTATGCGTATTCGGTCTCGCTGGCGATTGCGCTCTGCGAGGGGGCGGTGCAAAGCGTGGGGCGCATCTGGGCGGATGGGGGCGAGATCGATCTGAGCGACCTGAACCTGCGTTTCTATCCCGGCACGCATAGCCAGATGCCGGACCCCCGGATCGCGGCCATCGAAGGGGCGGGGGAGACGCCGGCCTTTCGCGGCATGGCCTATGTCGTGATTGAGGATCTGCCCCTTGGGCAGTTCGGAAACAGGGTGCCGCAATTTTCCTTCGAGATCTATCGCCCGGCACGGCCCGACAGTGGGGTCCAACCCCTGTCCAACCGTGTGCCCGGCGTGGCGATGATCCCCGGAACAGGGGAATACGCCCTGTCCAACACCCCCGTTTACTGGAGCGCGACACCAGGCCGGAACACCGCGATCAATGTCAACGCGCCGGGCGGTGTCTCGGATTTCAACCGCTCTTTGCGCCAGTTGCGGCAGGATATGGCAGGCTGCGGGGCGGTGTCGTTGATTGTAAGCTGGTTTGGCGACGACCTGCGCTGCGGGGCATGCACGCTGCGCCCCAAGGTCGAACAGCGCGTCTATGACGCCGAGCGTCAGCCCTATGACGTGGGCGGGCAGGGACGTTGGTCCCTGCCCGAAGTGCCGCGCATTGATGACCGCCCGATCTATGGCGGCACGCCCAATGACCGGTCGGTGGTCGAAGCGATCGGGGCGTTGCGCGCCGCTGGCAAGGCGGTGACCTATTATCCCTTCATCCTGATGGACCAGCTGGAGGGCAACACCCTGCCTGATCCCTATGGCGATCCGGCGCAGCCAATGATGCCCTGGCGCGGACGTATCACCCTGAGCGTCGCGCCGGGGCGCGAGGGAAGCCCCGATGGCACCGCCACCGCCGCACAGCAGGTTGCTGCCTTTTTCGGCAATGCGCAGGTGGGGGATTACACGCTGCGTGGTCAGGACGTGCGCTGGCAGGGTACGCCGGATTGGAAATATCGTCATTTCATCCTGCATCAGGCGTGGTTGTGCCGGGCCGCGGGTGGCGTGAGCGCGTTCTGTATCGGATCGGAAATGCGCGGGCTGACCCAAGTCCGCGGGGCGGGCAACAGCTTTCCGGCGGTGGCGGCCCTGCGCCAGCTTGCGCGCGATGTGCGCGCCATTCTGGGACCGGAGACCAAGATCGGATACGCGGCGGACTGGTCGGAATATTTCGGTTATCATCCCCAAGACGGCAGCGGCGATGTGTTCTTTCATCTGGACCCGCTGTGGTCGGATTCCGATATAGATTTCATCGGGATCGACAATTACATGCCCCTGTCGGATTGGCGCGATGGGCTGGAGCATCTGGATGCAGATGCGGGGGCGATCCACGCCTTGCCCTATCTGCAGGCCAATATCGCGGGCGGTGAGGGGTTCGAGTGGTACTATCGCAATGCCGCCGATCGCGCCGCCCAGATCCGAACACCGATCGTGGATGGTCTTGCGGGCGAGGACTGGGTTTTCCGCTACAAGGATTTGCGCGGCTGGTGGTCGAATGCCCATCACGACCGGGTCAACGGCGTCCGCGCGCCCCAGCCCACGGGGTGGGTGCCCCAAAGCAAGCCCATCTGGTTCATGGAAGTGGGCTGTGCGGCCATAGACAAGGGTACAAATCAACCCAACAAGTTTCTTGATTTGCGGTCTTCGGAATCCGCGTTGCCCTATTTCTCGTCGGGGCGGCGCGATGACCTGATGCAGCATGCCTATTACGCGGCGACGCTGAACCATTGGGCGCAACCGGACAACAACCCCGTCTCGTCGCGCTATGGGGGGCGGATGGTGGAGGTCTCTCGCATCCATGCCTGGGCCTGGGATGCGCGGCCCTATCCGTTTTTTCCCAACAATACCGCCCTGTGGTCCGATGGGGTCAGCTATGGTCGGGGGCATTGGCTGAACGGGCGGATCACGGCGCAGGATCTGGCGGCGGTCGTCTCTGAAATCTGCGACCGGGCCGGTTTGGAAAATTACGATGTCTCTGACCTGCGGGGGCTGGTGAAAGGGTACACGTTGCAGGATGTCCAGAGCGCGCGCGCCGCCCTGCAGCCGCTTATGCTGACCCACGGTTTCGAGGCGGTCGAGCGCAACGGGACACTTTTCTTTCAGACCCGGCGGGATCGAAGCCCGATCGGGATTGACCCCGAGCGACTGGCCGTCACCCCCGATCTTGAGGGACGCGTACAGCGCGTGCGTGCCCCCGAGGCCGAGATGTCCGGGCGCGTGCGCCTGCAACATGTCGAGGCGGGGGGCGATTATGCCCTGCGCGCTGCCGAGGTCGTCCTGCCCGGGGACAGCGCGGAAACCGTGTCGCAATCGAGCCTGCCCATCAGCCTGAGCCAGGCCGAAGGGTTGAGTGTGGTCGAACGCTGGCTGGCCGAGGCGCGCGTGGCGCGCGACAGTCTGCGTCTGGCCTTGCCCATGTCGCGGGGGGATGTAACGGCGGGCAGTCTTGTGCGGATTGCGGGCGAAAGC